CCAAGAGGCTCTGTTGCCAGGGTCTCAAGGTAGTCCCAGACGTCAACTCGATCAACTGCTCGGTCATGTTGGAGTTTTGAAAGTCAGTCCAGTATTTGGTGAGGAAGCGGTCATACTTTGCGAAGGCCTCGAAGAACTCGGAATGCAATTCGGCGAGTGACTTACCGTCATGGATAGCCGTGCGAACGGCTTCGAGGTCCATGCGTTGTCCCTGCGTAGAGTCTACGGCAGGCAGGGCGACGTACTTGCCGGTCACCACGTGGGCGGTATCAGCCTTGCGGGATTCATCTTTGGTACAGTAGTCGACGTTGTCCTCGGCAGAGCCGCGGCAACCTTCGACGTGGCAACCGACCATAAGATATCCCTGCAACCACTGCGTGAAATCCTTGGGAGCCATCTTGTTCCCAATTTGGATATAGCATTGTAAATGCGGGGTATCCGTTGAGGGAGCGATTTCCTCCTGGAAGCACGCGAACGTGACACGGGTGCGGTTGTTGACGGACTTGTTGACGATGTGCGTGAGCAGCGCGATGTGCTCGGCGGTGTAGTTGTTGACCGTCACGGCATAGTGAGGGTAGCGGCGCACAGGCATGGCGCGAGATGTAGTAGGCACTGACGACGGCTTGACCGGCCGTGAATGCAGGGTCGGAGGCGTAGCGTTTGAATTTGTGTCGATCTAGCCCGAATCATCCCCGCTTAAATAGTCAAAAAATTAGAATGATTCCTCATTCGTAGACTTGATCTGAAAGAATGAGACCCGAAGTGGAGGTGGCGTAGCCACTTAGTATTACCTCCACTTCGGGATCGAATGAGGATTTGCCCATACCGACCTCCCCGCGGCGTATCAAAAGCTGACACGTGGCCCCCCGCGGCCAATGAGAAGCTGACACGTGGCCCCCCGCGGCCAATGAGAAGTTGACACGTGGCATAAAATATGCCACGTGGCACAATATGATACGCCGCGAGGGAGGAGGGTACTCGTATGGCAAATCCCAAAATTCGCGGGAAAAAAGAGAAAAAAAAACACAGGGGCCCTCTTGAGGGAATGTGACTCAGTTATCTATACCACAATGAAGCGCGCAGCGCTGCACGTAACTATAAACGCAGTGTGCTGTGCTAAAGTGAAGTGCAAAGAAGACCAACAAGATGGCATTTCTGCCGCTCTTGGGCGGGATGATGGAGCTAGGGGAGGCAGCGATAGCGGCCGTGGAGATGGCGGACCTAGCGGAGGCGGCAGTGGCGATGGAAGAGGGCCTGCCGCTGTTAGCGGCACCAGCACGAGCGACGACAGTGAGTGAGAGTTTGGTTGCCGCAGGCCGCGCAGCGGCAATGCGAGGCCGCGTAGCGGCCCGAGCGGCTCGCATGGCAACGGGCGGACTTGGCGGCGAAGCCGCCAGTCTGGCAGCACGTGGCGTGCTCCAAGCGACGGCGGCGGGGGCAGCCGTGGGTGCTGTACAGAAGGGATTATCAGCGTTTGGATTTAAGTCAAAGAAGCGTGGTCGTGATGGCTCTCCGCCATTATTGCCGGCGCAAAGACGCAAGCCAGCACCTGGTGTTCCTGGTCAGCCACCAATGCCTCCGAGGAAGCCAAGCAAGCGCCCCGGGCGTGCAGCGAAGAGGACGACGAAACGTCGTCTAGCGAAGAGTGGGCCCACCGGGAAGCGTAAGCGTACCACGAACAAGAAGAAAGTAAAGAAGGTCAAGAAGAAGAGTGGGGTGAAGAAGAACGTTAGCGTTAAGTATGAGACGCACGGCTTGATCCAACGAGACAACGTTTCGTACTTTGGGTTCCAAAGTACGGGTGGTCTCGATGAACTGTTTGAAATCGCTTGCGAAGGAGTCATGAGAAGTCTCCTACGCAAGTTTAGGATACAAGTGCAGACCCCTGATCAGGCTTTGAATATTGCACAATCAGTGCCAACTGTTGACAAGTTTATGGTCTATTCACGTCGACGTGATTACAGTGACGGCACTGACGATGGGAACGTTAACGACACCATCGATCTCAATTCAGCGACATATAAGGATGTTGTAGCCGATTTTGCAACGAAGATGAAGGCTCGTGCAATTGCTGGCTACTTTCCATTCCAGATGTTAGCGTATAACCCGACATCTACTGCGGGTGCCAACGAGGTCATGCGTGACCTTAAGTTTGGCCAAGCGAAGATTACCTTGGGTTCGGTTATGAAGGTTAAGATGCGCAATATTACTCCGAACGACGGAGACGGTACGGACAGGTTTGCTTTGGACACCAACCCGTTGCAGGGTAGGTTGTACAAGTTCGCCGGCGACGTGCCACGCACTCGCGAAGCGGTGTACGAGACAGAGTCCGCTACACTGGCGAAGTTTCATGATCGGCAGGCTACAACTGGAGTATGTTTTGGTCCACAGCGCGCAGCTGCGGGTGACCATGACGGGGTTCCAGACGCTGCTGCCGCCATCATGGGTGACGGCAAATTTTTGTCGTCGCCGCATGCTAACGGAAAGATGATTTGGTCTAATTGTGTATCCTCACATCCTGTTGTGATGCAGCCTGGCGCCGCCATGACGCATCAGCTGAAGTTCAGCTTCAATGGGACGTTTGTTAAGTTTTTACAGAAGTACAACACGAACCAGTTTACGTTGCCTAACATAGGCACGTGCCACTGGCTTGGTCTTGAACAGATGTATAAACAAAAGAAGAAGGCTGCCTCGGGCAGTCATGCTGCCGACGGACACGACCATGTTGTAATTGAGTACGACTTGGACACCAAGCTGTCCGCCGGTTGCGCGTTCGCCGCCGCGGAGCGCGCACCGAGAGAGGTCGTCACTACGGCGGCGTACAACAGTGCGCCCACGTCGTAAGTGATGTCTCGGTACGAAGCGTCTTCGGCGCTGATGTATAACAGTGAAAAAATAGATATTATAGTTGGATGACGTACTCTTGCGTCTTTAATACAAGTATAAAAGAAACTAGAGGGTGGCGACATGATGAATGTCCCAGCGATCGCGGGACATGGCGTTCATGTCGGGTGCATAGTTTGCGAAGCAAACGATATGCAGCGGCATAAAGCGTAGCGCGGTTGAGTCATATTTGCCGGAGCAGATGTATCCGTCAGCGAGCATCTCGGCGACTTCATAGATGACCTTGACCGCCCCTTCCTCAGAGGACCTAGTCAAATCGAAGACGACGCCGCGCGTTGTCGTGATGGACTTGCTTAGCAAATGTATCATATCCGCCTTCTTCATCATCTGGACGACCACGAATCCGTGATGGAGCGCCAAGTGGCGCGCCATAAACGATTTGCCTACATTGCCCGTGGTCTCGTACCACCACTGAACCACGCGAGCGCGGGGCGATGATGTACACAGATCCAAGAGGCTCTGTTGCCAGGGTCTCAAGGTAGTCCCAGACGTCAACTCGATCAACTGCTCGGTCATGTTGGAGTTTTGAAAGTCAGTCCAGTATTTGGTGAGGAAGCGGTCATACTTTGCGA